TCTCGCCAGCCTTAAAGGACGACCAATCTTCCTTTAATTTATAAATAGTCATCCTCCTCTCCTTTCTCGCTCGGCGCAGTCTCATCGACGTATTGCCATAAGTCTTTATACATCTCTCTAGTAGCGATTACATAACTTTCTAGCTTATCGGCGATATCAGTGACGGCGCTCTCGCTTAGACCACCGTTGTGTAATACTCCCATAAGCGCAAAGATACCCTCCATACCTAAGTCGAAGTCATGTTTCGACTCCAGAAGTTTTTCGTGTGTCAACTTACTCATTACTATCTCCTTAAGTTAAATTACTTTTTCTCATACTCGTCTCGCATAAAGTTTTCAAACTCTAATGCTTCCACCAAGTCGTCGATATCATCATGAGGTCTCGTGTTGTTGAATATCTTATGACGACGCTCGACCTCACTTTTTGTCTGGTAAGAATTGCCTTCATATCGCTTCAAAGTAAATCTTGAACCTAGATAATCGACTACCTGTGACAGCTTGCTTAGCCTGAGCTTTTTGAATAGCTTGGCTAGCTTTCTTAGTACTTTTACCCGTAAACCCTCCTTTTTAGAAAAACCGCTACACATACATTATCCCATGAGTAATGCTCCAAAAGCATGTATTACCAGCTGTAAGAACAATAGAAATACTATCCCTAAGCCGATCGCAATGCTTTTATCGTTATGGTCGTCGATAATCTCTCGCTCAATTATCGCTCGACCGTTGCGCCAGTGATACTTACGCTGGCCTACTTCGTTCATGTTGTCCTCCTTTCTTTGACATTATTATTGTCTCATAGTGCTTATAGAAAGTCAAGCGGTATGACTAATCTACAACACCTTGAAAATATCGGATAAGACGTCTAGCTTCAGGCTTACCATTAGCGTATGAGATTGCAATATCGTTAGCCTCATCGTCAGATCTGGCTATGACTATCGCATATCCATAACTGTCAGCTAGCGTGCTGCTTAGCAAAGACAGCTCTCTTAGACGGTTAGTTGCCCAGCGTCCATCAGCCTTACGATAGTGCGACTTCATATTGATCGTTATAACGATCAGCCCCTTGTAGCCTAAGTTGCTCCACGGATAAAGAGTAAACTTTTCGCTCCTCTTGCAAGTTGCGCACAGCCCGCCACATGCTATAGACTTCAGACGTATACTATCCATCGTCTCGCTCTTGTACTTCCTTAAACTCACAGTAAGCCTGCCAATACAAATCGCTCTGTTTTTCGTCGGTGATGTAGTTTAGCAGAGTATCAGCAAGGGTGTTGTATAAATTGTTACTAACATACTCACTTGGCTCATAAGCTCCGTCTGTAGTGTCGACTTCTTCGATAATATTGTCCAGATATATATCAGCCAGGTCACCGGCTGAGTATCCAGCCGCAATATGCGCATCAGACAAATCATCCACGCTAACGCCCTTGCCATAAGCTGTATCTATGACGTCGTATGCTGTGTCATGAGCGTGTTCGCTAATGTACTCCTTGACAATTCGACGCCAATTTATCAGCAAAGTCCAGAGTGGTCGTTTATTTTTATCCTTGACGCTACCACGCTTGCTGATCCGACCGCCTTTAGCACCTGCGCTTCTAGCCACTTCACGGTCAGCGTAAAACCCGCCCGTACGACCATTTTGACCGCCAACCTTACCAATCCGACGATAGTAATCATCACCATACCGTTTCTTCATTGTGCTAGATGCTTTCTTGGCACCCACTTTAGTTCCTGCCATCAGAATAGCTCCTTAGCTCGCTCAAGCGTTTCTTCAATCTTCTTGCCTGCTCGTTGCTTTCTACAAACTGTATCGCTAGACTGAGCTGGCGTTCTTCTTCCATCAGAGTTATCCTCCTTACCGCCCTCTGCTTTGTCAGATAGTCGGGTATCCAGATCGGGCAGCTCGGGCAATTCTGGCAACTCGACACTCTCTTCGTCCTCTTCTTCCGGGTAGTATTGTCTGATCCCGTCATCAGCTCCAATCGCCTTAATATCGTCATCGTCTAGCAAGCCCTCCTCTTTAGTCTTATTCTTAGCGATATCGTTTAGCTGCTCCAAAATATTGTCGATCTGCTTCAACGCTCGGTCTCGCACTTGGGCTAATGTCTCAATATCATCAGCGATATCTTCACGCTTCACAGTGATGATATGTAACGCTAGCTCATCAATTACCACTCTTGGGTCGAACAAGACAAAATAGAGTACTTTAGCACTTGGGCAGTTCAGAAAACTATCAGCTACTTGCCAGCGATACTCTTCGTCGACGACTCCTTCAAAAACCATCTTCAAGTGATTGGCTGTTGACAAGCATTTAATTTCCATCAGCCAAGTTGGATTGTCGACGTGTTCAAAGTTATCAGGTGACGACATGGCGTAGTCTGACACTTCAGATTGAAAAACGTAGCCGTTATATTCGCCGTGCTTCAGTCCAAGTTTCTTAACTGCCAACTTACAAGCTGTATGCTCAAGCCTTATTCCTCTCTCTCGGGGTGGCTCGCCATCATCGCCGACGGCTATCCGTTCAGCAACAATTTTCCACAATGCCTGATTAGGCTTGTCGTTGAAAACGCCATACTGCTCTTTATCCGCCTTGCTTCTGGTTTTGCCGTAAAGCTTGCCGATTGACGTCCCCGTAATTTTGCCTCGCCTGAACTCCAGCCAGGCATCACGCTCGGTATCTTGTGATATCGGTATTATTTTAACCATTGTATCCTCCTTCACAACTGTTAAATATCGACTCCAATTCTTCTTCAGATATCTGACTCTCATCAGTAACAATCTCTGCTTCTTCTATGTGTTCAGTTTTTCTGTCCTTTTCCTCCTTTAAGTTATTCTTCATCTCAGATCGCTTAGCTTGAAAATCAGCACCTTCGTGATCGTTGCCCGGATTATCCACGTACTTTCCGTCAACTTTCTGATCATCTCGGATCGCCATTGACAGTTTTGGCGATATCGGTCCAAACTTGCTCAGCAGCAGCTTCAATACAGTTTTCTTAGCCATTGCCTCAAAATCGGTATGCCAGAGGCTACTTTTTGGATACTTGCCGCCAAAGCTCTTTGAAAACTTCTTAGCGTGAGCGTACAACTCTTCGTTAGTCATGTATAGCGTTTTCTCAAAACCATTGTTCAGCCTGAAAAAAGCTACATAACCAATCGTCTTCAACTTTTCACGTGCAATCTCGTCCATCTCCCAGTCAAAATCAAACTCACCTGTTAGCCGATCCCTGCTAACCAGCTCACCTTCTTTAACGTCGCTGGCGTTTACTCGTGAATAAGCATCCGACGCCAAAGCTAGCCGGATCAGACCCTTGTAACCGATCTGAAATTGACAGCGGTAGCAATTGCTTTTCTCATTCCAGTACGGGATCAGATAAGCTAGCCCTAGGTTGCTATTCGGCGACAGTCCGATCGTATTAGCGATCAGACCGGCTGACGTTACCGATGCAGGCGGGCACTGCTGTAACTTTGGATTGCTTTTGTAAACATCCATCAGCTCAGCGGCAAATCTTCTCATCTCACTTTCGGACAGCCTCTCCAGTAAACGTTGCTGAATTGCGTTTTGACGCAAATACTTGTCAAGAGGCACGACGGCGTTATTGTTAGTACTCATCGTCATCATCCAATCTCTGTGCCACAAAACACTTCTTCAGATCTGCGCTGTTGATAAACCTCAGACTACAAGACCTGCTGTAGATACCTTCCAGCTCACTCATATCGTGGATCTGATAGTTTAACTTCTTCATCCGATCGATATCAGCCTCAGTCTCACAGATATAAATCTTGTGGCAACCGTCATAGGCTACTGCTAGCCCCTTGATCTCATTACCGTTGTCGTCGTTCATGTTGTCCTCCTTTCTTTGACATTATTATTGTCTCATAGTGCTTATAGAAAGTCAAGCGGTATGCTTATGTGATCATAACTTTATTTACAACGTAATGTGGACAACTAAAATCCTTGACGCTGAGCCAGCATCCGATCCAGCTTAATCTCGTCGTAGCTGTTCACGGGTTCTGAGTTCTCAGGATAAAATACCTGCCCATTTCTGATCTCAGGCACGGCTAGCCAAGCCCACCAATCACCGCCGTTCATCTCTGCTAACTTAAACCAGCTATCACCCTTGATAAAAGCATTGTTCTGATCATGTTTTCTGACAAACTTTTTTCGCCATTCCCACAAAACGCACCATTCTTTCGCTTCGCTATCATATCTCATCGGCGGATCTGATCTCATTCTCATAAAACTTCCTTTCTTTTAACCAAAAATCCTCTCTTCTTCCCTGCTAAACATAGACCAAGTTTCCTGCTTCATCACTTCGTGCTTCTCTACCGAATTCGTCATACTTCGGATGTTTAATCCGCTCTTCCCGCTCTTCATCTTCTTCTTTCTGCTTTTGTTCCCACCAGCTCAGCTTCTTTTCGGCTCTAGGCGTCATATTCGCCAACCGCTCAACAATCTCGGCTGAACGGCAGATGTAGTCGATATCCGCCTGCCAGCCCCTGTCATTATCACCACGGTAGAAATAGTCCTGACTAGCGTTACGAATAGCCAGCTCCAGTTGCTCTTTACCGCAATCCTTCAGGCGACGTTTTATTTTCACCACCCTACCCGGCGTCAATTTACGCTCAGAAAGCCCAAAACAGCTAAGCCATAAATTGAAGATGTTGTCAACCTCGTCTTTTTCATCATTTTTGTTTTTTTGGACAGCCACTGCCCCCCTTAGGGGGGTAAGGGGGGTTATATTGTATTCATCTTCCTTATTAGTATTATATGTATCATTTTGAACTTTTGGTCTGAGCTCACTTCTTGTTTGGCCTGAGCTCACTTCTTGTTTGACAACTTTTGCATTATTTACACTTTTTTTAGCCCCTTGACAATGTTCCAAGATTGTTTTGGCATTCACTCGATAGACAGTCCGATTGTTCTTAAAATCGACTTTCTCGATGAACCCCATTTTGACAAACTTGGCTCGGGCGTGCTTAACGACGTCGACGCCCACGCCGATGACTTCGGCTGTATTCTCGGGCGACTCAAAATACGTCGCACCTTGAAAACTGACCAGCCTAAATAGCGTCATTCGCTCAGCCAGGCTTAAGTCAATCATCGTGTAAATGTGCGACGGCAATACGGTATATTGCTCGTCCTTGTTACTGTCCATCTTTTAAGCCTCCTTCCCAAAGACCTTATCTTCATTTACTTTGTAGATTGTTCGACCAAACTTCCGTTCAACTTTCTCAATGTAGCCAAGCTTGGTGAGCTTAGCTCGGGCGTGCTTGACTGTAGAGATATGTAAGTTTAGACACTCAGCCATATCTTCGGCTGTCTCGGCGTATAAATCATTATCGGTATTCATCATCCTGCCTAAGACCACCTTTTCAGACCTTGTCAACTCGTCATTCTGCATGACGGATACATACATTTTGACGCCATCGTTCGGCTTGCCAAACTCTTCTTCAACTTCTCGGTCAAGCACCCGCTTGGCGTATGCGCACCGTTGCTCGTCGGTAATCGGACCAATCTTGTCATTTTCATTACCCAAAAACCAAGCGTTTTTGAAAATGGTCGAATACGTTCGCACTCGACCATTCTTTCCAAGTGGCTTCAAATAGCCCTCTTCTTCCAAAATCTTCCAGGCAGTTTTCACCGTCTGAGCACTGAGCCCCAGAAAAGCACCGACTTGCTCGGCCGTCTCGCTTATAACGTTGCTTTGACAATAGTAGAAGAAAACCACCTTCTGATTATTAGTGATACAATCATCGTAAAGTATTGTTGTGTCGAACGGCACAATACTAAATCTTGACTTCTCACCAACCTCTGGTACAATAAAACCAGGTGTGTTGTTATCTGCAGTCATAATAACCTCCTTTAGTTTTAACTAACTGCTAAACTAGATTATACCCTCTTTTTCGCGAGAGGGTATAATCTATTGCTCATTATCTGTAGTAGAGATAATCCGATGTACCGAGCCTAGCCTCAATAGCTATCTTCTCAACTATCTCGTATGCAACCCAGCTCATGTCTCGTATTATTAGAGAGTCTTTGCCTTCAAACCAGCCTAATCCAACTGCTTCATAGATGATATCGTGCATAGTTAGCTTTAACGCATCTAGCACAGCGTCGACTACTTCTTTAGAGATATCCTGCAATTCACCAGTTGCTTTCATCCCGAGGTTCTTATCCCAATCTTTATCCTCAACGGCTACTTTCTTGACACGTTCAAGAATATCTTGTCTAGTCTGATATAGCTTGTGGCTGAAGAAAACTTTAGTTATAGCATTCTTGACCATCTCTTTACGAACAATTGCGTATTCATTAGATAGTGTATGCCTTGGATCTTGATACGTCAGATAGAAAACACCAAACTCAACATCGTAATCGTTCATAAACGCACTGCTGTTGTTGCGCTTGCGCCATATCTTGACAGCAATTCTTCGCTTGTCAAGACAATCAAGCAGCATCTGATAAAACTCTTCTCTGTTTTGCTTTGTGTCTCTGATATCAAAAAGTTGCCAAATCTCTTCTACGTCAGGATCAGGATCATCAGCCAAATAGTGCTTGATAATCGCTACATCGCTGATATAATGTGCATCTTTGTCCAGATAGTGATTGATAATTCTATTCTCGATCGCTATCTGCTTCTTGATATTGCCACTCAAATAGCTTCTGATAGCTTTTTTAATGTTTACTACTTCTGCCATGCGTCCTCCTTGGTTAAATGACATTATTATAATAGCAAAGCACTTTCAGAATAGCAAGACTTAAGCACTATGATAACGATGTAATAAAAACATAAACTGTGGATAATTCGTATTGACCTGCTGGGCGATTTGCGCTACTATAATGACATAAGCATCAGCGTCGGTCATGTTGTCCTCAAGCTTCATATCTCGTTGCTGGTGCTTTTTTATATTGACAAAACAATAATCAGTGTTGCTATATAAAAACAACTTGATCAGCCGATCAGCTACTTTCTCTGTTAAAATAATCCTATAAACGAAAGGAAGTTTCATGGCAAATGTACGAAATGTGTTAAATAACAGCGATATCCACGCCGTATCAGATGTGCAGCAAGAGGTCTTGGGTAAGTTTGCTCGCACTGCTGACGGTCGAGTTTATCGCTACAGCAGGATCGGCGGCAATGTCGTCCCCGGCGATAAGGTGATCGCTCAAAAAAGTAACAAGAGCGGCAATGCTGAGGCTGCCTCGGCGGGCATGTCGACCATAAAAATAGCTGCGACTTTTACAGCTGATGAAGTAGTCAAGTTCACTGATGCGATCGCCACGATCGCTGACGTACAATATCTGGTTCAAGGCGTAAATACCGACGGCTATATCAGCCTGGCTGACGCGCTTGACTTTGATGTACCGGCTAATACCCCGGTCTCTATTGACAGCAGTGTTTTCAATGGTGTGGTAAAAGGTGCAACAGGCAACGAGGCTCTCGGCGTGATGGAGGTCAAAGCTAAAGCTGGTGATTATACCTGGATCAGAGCGGGTGGTGGCAAAATAGCCTAACCGATCGTCTCGATCAACTGAATGACGCTTGCAATATAGCGTCATTTTTTGTAAAATAACAGTAGTAATTATGACTGAAGAGGAGGATAAATTGTTAGAACCGACGCCTGGCTATACTTTAGTAGAACTGCCGTCTACCAGTGACTCAGGCTTGACACTTTCTCGTGAAAAGTATGAGCAGATATCTGAGGGTACTCTCATTAAAAGTTCAGGAAAAGACGCTATTACTCGCCCCCAAGGCACAACAGTTTATTTTCAGCCTTATCAATCAGGTGAGCCGATCGTAATTGACGACAAGCGTTACGTCTTTATTCAGAACAGTAAAATAATGGGCTACAAGTTTATTTAGGGAGGAGTGATGCCAAAGACTAATTTAGTGCGAAATGTAGTGACGTGCGATGACTTGACGTCTAAGATAAAGAGTGGTCTGACTAAGATATACGACACAGCTATCTGCGCCTTCGGGGCTAATTCGGGCAATGTTCTGATTGAAAATCGATATGGCGAGCCAACAGTATCACACGACGGAATTACTAATATAGCTAGTTTACAAGTAGCCGATCCGATCGAGAACTCAGCTATCTCAATCGCTCGTCAAGCTAGTGCTAAAACAGATCTGAAAGCTGGCGACGGCACTACTTTGACAGTAGTCCTAACTAAACTCACTTATGACAATTATCGACCCATGTCGAAAGATATCTCACCACGTGAATTGAACAGCATGATTGACCATGACACTTTCGATATTCTAAAGAGACTTGACGCAGTTACAATTAAACCGTCCGATCTGACTGAGAAAGATTATTACAATATTGCTTTGACGGCGACAGGTGATGAACGACTTGCTCAAGCTGTCGACTTAGCTGTTACTAATTCTGATGGCGGCGCTATTACCGTATCTGAACAAGGACTGCCTCAGATCGACGTCGATATTGTAGAAGGATTCGCTTTCAATCAAGGATTAACAACTATCGCTTTAGCCAACGACTTGACTTCTTTCAAGAGTTATTATGATAATCCTCTCATAATAGTTTTGCCTAAGACTGTCAAGACTGACAGTGATATCATTCCAATCCTCGAGCGAGCGATTAAACTTAAGCCTGGTCAAGGAATAATTCTTATCGCTGATATTATGGGTCAAGCACTTGAAACTATCGTCTCCAATAAACTAGCTGGCAAGCTTAACGTCTCGATTGTCGCCCCGCCCTTCAAAAATCGTGATGAGTTCTTGCAAGACGTCGCAAAATATTCTAATTGTAAACCATTTACTCTCTCGCCTGAACAATTTTCAGAAGAGTACCTAGGTACGGTTGAAAATGCTCAAGTCACAAGCACTGAAACTGTTCTAAATGGCTCGCTAAATAATGACCTTGACAGCTATATCAAAAAGCTATCTGAAGACCGCCAAAAGCGTCTAAAATCTAAAACAGTTAAAATCTCGGTCGGGGCAAATACTTTAGCTGAACGACATGAAGCTAAACTAAGAATAGACGACGGTGTATGCGCCGTTCTTTCAGCCAAGAAACATGGCGCACTTTATGGCGCAGGCACAGCACTCAGAGATATCGCCTTCACTTCTCAAAACTTAAATTATCTGAAAGATGTCTACAGTCTGATCACCTCAGATGATTGCACTAAGCTAAAACAAGGCTTGGATCTGACAACAGATGAGATTAAAGATATGAGAGAAGCTGGCGTTCTAGATAGTGCCTTAGCTATTAAAGAAGCAGTAGCTAATTCAGCCAGTGCCGTCAAGCAACTACTCAGCATTAAAGTAGCATTACCTTTTGAAAAGGACTTAGATTAAAATGATAGAAGCTATATCATTCATCGCTATCGTCATACTACAGATAGTAGTAGCTGTTAAAGTTCACTATCTAGACATGGACATCCGTAATGCGACTAAACGATTAGATGACTTAAACGAGAGAGCTATTAGAGTTTTAGTACCAGGTTATGGTGTAACAGGCAAAGTGACCGATCCGTTCAAGGGTGCTAATCAATTGCCTCTCAGGAAGACGTCTGGCGTAGTCGGCACCAAAACACCTGCTCAGATCAGAGCTGAGCATTCACGTGAAATCGAAAAGGGGGCAGGCTATGGCTGGATGGACAATAACGCTAGATAACAGACTGATTGCTCGTGATGAAAAGCAGTCTATGTCTAACTCATCTAATACAACCATAAGCACCATTAGTCAAGACAATCAACTGACTAATGAGGCGATTGCTCACGCTCATGAGCTAATCCAGCCTCACAATCCTGACGGCTCGCCCAACCAAGACTTCATTGATTACTATCCGGATAGTGCCAAAAATTATGGCTTTATACCAAAAGAAGACGCCCCCTCTACTACTGTAGAAGAGGCGTCTGAACTAGATGAGACTAGTTGAACTTGGCTAGCGCACATCCGAAAGATATGATGAAGATTAAGCTTAAGATCACTAGTAGACCGGCTGAAACCGCAAGCTTTGACAACTCTATAATTCTCTGTTCTTGTAATCTTCTGTAAACTGATGCTCTCATAATCCTATCCTTTCTTATTTATTTATTTATTAAAATACCACTTTTCGACGTCAGAAACATCAACGCCTTGCTCTTTAGCTTTGCTAAAAATCGTCTCAGTTCGCTGATGATTGCTAATGCCCTTGACGCCCAAAGCTCTCATTTTCTCGATTAGCTCTGCACGCCTATTCATCTTATCATTAAACTTTTTCGCACCCTCAATCAATTCATCTGCAACTTCATCGATTGTTTTAAGGATTGATTTCGGACACCAAAGCCACACTTTTCCGTAATCAGTAGTGAATTCGATATCAATAGCCTTTTCTGTCTCTTTGACTGCTTTTCCGTAGCCTTCAACGCTGACTGCGTACGCTTGGTTTTGTGAAAGATTCTTGTTGATAAACCATTTTGGCAAAATGAATTCGCCGGCTGAATATGAAACTGTTGCGTTCGTTGCGTATGCCTCTTGAAAAGCGATGTCTTTAACTGTAGTTGTCATGTTGTCCTCCTTTTTAACTTGACACTATTATAGTATCAAAGTGCTTTGATAAAATCAAGCACTTTAGCCACGATTATCATTGTAATAACATCATCAGGTTGACGTTATGAGTTATACGTTATAATACAGACATGAAGACGTTTACTCAGATGAAGTCAGAGGTAGCTCAGCTGTGCGGTTTAGACAGCAGCTCAGATGAGCTAGTCAAGATAGCTAAAGATATCTGTTCAGGGGCTCAGCTCGTCAATTCTCTAGCTAGACGATATCCTGTTACTAAGACTAAAACAACCGATCTGATCGCTAAGCAGACGTCATATCAACTCAGTGACGACGTTTTGAGAATAACAGCCGTGACCTGTCGAGACAGCGAACTGATCGAAATAAAGTCAACTAGCGAATATCTAGCTGTTAAACATAACTGGCTAACTTTAGCCTCACAACCGACATACTATTTTGTCAAGACACCACGTCAGATTGAGCTGTTGCCACCGAGCGCAGTAAATGTCACTGATGGATTAAAAGTTGTTTATGAAGCTAAAGCAACTAGACTACACATCGACGATTATTCCGTTAAAGTCAAGCTAGAGACTAACAGCGATGCGGTTGAGGCTGTGGCTGGCGACAAGTTCAGATCTGATGTAGTCGATGACTGTTATATGATATTTTCAGATGAGCGAGCGATTAAAATAGACAGACGGCTTGACGATACTCACCTACTGTTGCAGAACTACTATGAAGGCGACAGCGTCGATAATACTACTGTTACAATCGGTCAGAGCGTCGACATCCCCGAAGAATATCACGATGCTATTGTTTACTATGCTTGTCAACAATTCTATCTGATGCGCAAAGATTTGCAGACAGCAGGCTACTACAAGCAACTTTATGATGAGCTGGTAGAACGATACAGGACAACATATGGTCTGAAGACGTCAGATGGCGTTATCAATCCATATCCTAGATTACCTGTCAGTGACCCACGAGTATCACCTTGGAGGCTAAATGGCTAGCCGATACGATAGTACAGATTTAGTTATCTGTCAGACGTCTTTTTACGGCGGACAGGGCTCGGATAAGAAAGTTGGCATAAAGAATGCTTACGCTGACAGTGAGTGTTTAGACGCTAGATTAGAGCCTAGTGCCATGAGTGTTTTAGCTGAAGCTGATATTATCCGCAAGACTAATGAACTAGGTCTTGTCACAGGCATGACACAATCAGCTGATGGCATGAAGTGGATGATAACTGACCACGGCAAGCTGATTAAAGTAGACAGAGCTAATATAGCCACAGTCCAGGCTAATGTCTGGACAGACGACGTCAGTAGAGCCGATATAGCTTATCAAAACATGAACGATACGCTATATATTACGGCTAACAACAGATTGTACAGTTTTGATAAGGTAACTGGTGATAATCTTGCAAGCAGAGTAGTAGTCCATAGCTTAAATTACAGCACATCTAATACAGTGGCTCAGATACTGGTTAGAAGCCCAGCTGGCTATTTAACGGGCAATGGGGTGGATAGGTGGTCATTCAAGAGCGGTGGGGCTGGTACTACAGTAGTCAAAACAGCTTTATTTGAAAATGACGATGATAAGTGTGTTTTTATACCAGACGTCTCACCGATGGCTAAGATAGCTGTCAGGGTGCGCAATCATCCAGCCTCAGGTGGGATGACACTGATTTTACATAACAACGCTGATAAGGAGATAGCTAGAGCTAAGGCGTCGGTTAGCGATATTCAGGCGGATGGCACTATTAACTTTACCTTAACTAAACCGATCGAAATTGTGACTTATAAAACAGGTGGAACAGAATATCATATCCACCTAGTAGCTGATACTAGCGACTGGACAGTTGACACATATGAGAGCGGTAAGATGTATGGTCTGCACTTCAGATACTATGCTAATGCCTTAAATATCACCAGCAGTGGCTATCACCCGATAATGGCTTATAAAGACGGCACCCTGCTAGTCGGCAACGGGCGATATCTCATGCAGTGGCTACCGACGGGGGCAGAGGCGGAGACGCCCGAGGTAATGCAGTCCAATCGGGTCAGTGCGGTCGACGGTATGGAGATAACCAGCTTGACCAGTTCAGACGAATATATCGTGATGGGCTGTGAACGGGTCGGCAAGGGGCAATCGAGGGATTTTCAACAAGGTAGCCTGTGCTTCTGGGATTGCGTGGCTGACAACGTTAACTTCAGAGTAGATTTAGAAGAAGGCGCACCTCAGAGCCTCTATTCTCATCAGAATATCATCTACATGGTGATAGATAACGGCTTATATGCTTATACTGGGTCAAAAGCTATCGCTAAGATTAGAACGCTCACCAGTGACTTGGGGGAGTTTTCAGGTGTAGACAATCAGACAGTCGTTTATGACCACGCTATGACCGTGCGCAAAGGGATATTACTGTTAGTTTATCCAGGTAAGACAACGCTAAATACAAGGGCTGGCATATACAGCTATGGCTCATTAGACAAGAACTACCCTAATAGCTACTACTACTCATATGCTTTGCCAGGATTGCCCGACAACTGTAATACGGATAAGTATATCTTTGAGGTCGGTGGTATTTGGAACTTTGGCGAAAACCTCTACATCTCTAATCGAGTTCACGACAACGTCAGCAACTCTGATACCTGGTATATAACTGTAGTCAATAACTCATCAAAGCCCGCTAAGAAGTTTAAGTACGAGAGCCTGGAGTACGATGGTAGCTATCCTTGGAAAGCTAAAGAGTTGCTCAGAATGGTGGCTACCTTTGACCCGTTACCAGAGGGCTGTACTATTAGGCTAAAGTATAAGATAAATGGCGGTAAGTGGGTGTTTAGTGAGGGCAAAGCCAAGCCAGGCGATACAGAGCTGTATTTTGAAGTGAACAAGCGATTTAAGGTGCTACAATTTGGCTTAGAGGGCATAAACGACGGTGCCACCAAGCCCGCTAGAATAACCTCAATCGGTATTAACATTAGGAGCTTACCCGAGGAAGGTAAGATGCATAAATAATGGCAGAACCAGTATATAATCAGAATACTAACGATTTAGTCACCAGCTATTCTCAGACTAAACCGACCGAGCTTAAAGCTACCTTTGAGGAGATTGGCAATGTCAGTGAACTGGATATTGCTCAACAGACCCAGATAGCACCACGTCAGACTAGAACGGGCGTCACTAGAGGTACTCAGGTGGTGCAAGGTCTCTATCAGGTCAAAGACAACAAGGGTAGAGTGGTGGTGCTGATGGGCTACTCACCAGGAGCATTCTAGTGCCTACTCTTGAACCAAAGCAGATGCCGTCAACCATGCGACCTAGGCAAGATTACGGCATCAAAATAGCTAAGAAGGGCTATGACGCTAGAACGGCATCAGATGTCAACCTACTCTATTGCTCATCTTTCCCGTGCTTGCAGTGGATAACCACGATTGACCAGAACAGCCCGTGGCAAGTACTACAGGATGGTGCTACTGCTGAATATGATATACGTAACGGCGAGATGAGAACTGTCTACAAGTACAAGGCTAGGTTGCTACATAATCTTGGCTATCCACCTATGCTAATCACTACAGATAAACCAGCCTCATTTGGTGAGATGTATCGAGGCTTCTGGTGGAATGAGAGCTGGATATATCAAGAGATTACCACTTACGACTTAAACATATACAACGAGCATAAAGCCCAGACGCTCAAAGACAGAGCCTTGCTTGTAGCGGTAGATATCAGCCATGATATTGAATATCCATATTTTGACACACCAGACAGCACTGATTGGGGCGAGACATATGATTATGGCTTAAAACATATCCTCAGCGATAATCCTAAGGAGACAGACCCAGATAAGCTAGGGCTGAACGCTATGGTGCAGAGCCAGTTAGTACTGGCGGTCAAAGTGGCTACCTTTGATAAAAAAGAGAGTAGCTTTTATCCGTTACCAGCTGGGATAGATTATAACCAGCTGGCAGCTTATTCTTTCATCCGGAATAGCGAGGGGCTATGGCATAACGCTGGTGTATCTTATCAGGACGCTGGAGGATATCAAGCTTATACCTTAAACGGGGTGAAAGGCTTCAATATCAATGGGCATTTAGTCTATCCCAAGAGCAGTCTGGTGGTGGTCAGACAACCGATGGTGGCTAGTGAGGTGACTAGATTGGTGGTCAATCCATGAGGTGGCTCAGACTTGGCGGTGTCGACGATACTCAGTCAATAGATAGTAACGTTATTGTTCAGCACGGCTGGACTGTTGATGGTGTTTTTAGGCGTAAAGACCGTTACCCGGGCAATGGCTGGCTGTGTGGTAGTAGAGCCACTTATACAACACCAGACCAGTTTGGCTGTGAAATTATGGACGGCAAGTTTTATATGTATTACGGCAGTAAGAGAGCAATGCTAGATTACCCCGATATGTTTGATATCCCTTATGATAGTAGCCCGATTTACCGTCTACACATCGAGCCCAGCTATGGCTCAATCAATGGACGGCGGGTAGAGCTAAATAGCACGATTATCAACCCAAGTCGGTCAGTCTTTATCGGCTCAGTCAATACTGGTGGTGAGATTGAAAAGCGAGCACTACTGATGGACGTAGGCGAGCTTATCTTACGAGACGAGACTGGTGCTGAACGGTTGCACGTTGTACCGGTCAAGCAAGGTAGTACTGAATACAGCACCACGCCCGCACCAAGCGATTGCCTCTTTGATTTAGTTAGTAAAACTTACAAAGTTAAATATCAAGGTAAAGGCATGCCCTACTATGAGGACGACGCCGAGGGGTCAAGCGAGCTACCACCTAAAGATGGCGGTATTGTGCCTAGAGCAGATTATGGGCTAAAGGTGCTATCACCCTATGATGATAACGTCGTCTATCTCAATAGTGCCTACAAGCTGATTGGGGCGGATATGTCACGCAAAACACCTCAGATTAGAACATATAAGTTTACCGTACTAGGTGACGCCCCAGAGCCACCAGTCTACCCCAATCCTTTTACTTGGGATAACGTCTATAGGTCAGGTCATGGCATGCAGAAGAAACATATTCACACCATTAAGACAGGCATACCTAAAGGGCAGCTTAGGATACTCAATCTAGCTCATAGCGAGATTGGCAACAGTAACCTCAGGTCAATTATTCATGAGGCTTGGTGGCAGTACGACGGTGATGGCAACTTCGACGTGTATTTTCCTGCTAACAGCACCGGCGCTATCTTTGCCTACTCTAACTTCAATATTACAGAAAATGTGATGTCTGTCGGTGCTACTAATAAACTATTTGTCTGGGCGCTTGCGCTGGACGGTGTTTATCCTGCTAGGGGCTATATCAACGGCTCACAACCGACTATGACGATGAGTACCGATCCGAGTATTCATTGCGGTTTTTCTATCGAGCCAAGAGATAATGGTGATATCGATATCTACTCTACCGTGGCGTGGGCGTGGGGGAACAGGTCAGCTGGTGGTCAATTCTGGTTTACCTCACAATGGTGGAGCTGGTGGTGGCTAACAGGCATAACTTTTGATATCACCACGCTAATTACCCCTTACCATTTATAATAAGGCTATGGATTGGCAAAGACGGCTACAAGAGGCTCAACAATATGTAGACCAGACTTACGGTGCATACGGTGCTGCTCAAGAGCAGACCAAGCAGGCTAAGCAGGCATACGATATTGCTTTTAATCAACGCCCCGATTACCAGACGATATATGACCAGTACAAGCGTCAATCAGAGCAAGATTTAGACGTATCGGGTACTAAAACTACCCTGGACAAGTCTAAAGAGGCTTTAGCGGTCGTTAAAGACCAACTTGACAGGCTCAGTACTTCTATTGTTCAACGATTTGGTGGCAATCTAACCGAAGAAGAGCTAGAACGGGTCAAAGAGCCTCAAGAAGAAGCCCTCACTAGCCGATTTAAGCAGTATGAGGCTAGCTATCAGACCAAGTTCAATGATTATCATTCTAGGGTCGAGAAAGCTTTCAACCAGGCGTTAGGGCTAACTAATAAGCAGAGTGACAGCTATTGGTCAGGCATCAAGAGACGAGCTGATGACTGGAATACAGCAGTCAAGAACGAAGAGCAGTGGTCGAACATGGCTACTCAAGCGAGATATCAGCAACAGTCGGTTCAGAGTGCCTATGATTGGTGGAATATTAAGCAACGCTGGATGGCTCAGGAGCGGGAGATAGAGGCTAACAGAACTAAACGCTATCAAAACCAGATAAATACAGAACTCAGCCTGGCGAGAGCTAGTGCCGAGCGTCAACGTAACGCTGACTTAGCTACCGCCCGCAAGCGTTCAGACATAGCTAAGACGCAATCTGGTGAACTATCACTGGCTGAATACTTCAGAAGATACGAAGGTGGTGCTTATGCGGGGGCTTATTAGCGGGGCTACTGTGTTACGATAATCCTAAGAATAGGAGTTTAGATGGATTTTAGTGGACGTATTGCATCAGCTAACCGAAACGCAGACGCTAGTTATCAGAAATACAACGCCTACCAACAGCAGGCGGATGAGGCATATGGCAAGTATAACAACGCCTTTGATAAGCGTCAGAGTTTTGGTGACATATATAACGCAGCCAGAGATAGGTATCTCAACACCGACGAGATAAACAAGGCTAGGACTAGCTATCAGCAAGCTAGAGGTGCGGTAGACCAGCTCAACGATACTATCAACCGCATGCCCGATACTATCAGACAGCAGTATGGTGGCAATTTGACCCAGGCTCAGCTATCACGGATTATGCAGTCTAGGCAAGGTGACAACGCCAACACCATGAACATGCTCAGTCAGAACTACAACAATGCCTTGCAGGATTACACCGATTTAGCTAACCGTGGTATGCAAGAGACCCAGTACGTAGCGGGCAATCAGATGAGTGACCAGGAGAAGACCTTGGATGCTTTGCGTAACGTCTGGTCAACCTTGTTAGGTCAGCGTAACTCTGCTTACCAGATGAACCAGCAAGATAGAGGCTTGTTGGCTAATGAGTATGGTGCTAGGGACAAGTACCAGTTAGCTCAAGACCAGATGGCATTAGATAGGTGGAAAGCGCAACAGGAGAACTACCGTGCTAAGTTAGCCGCTGATGCCCAAGTAAAGGCGGCGAGCATAGGTAACTATCTGTCTCAGCGTCAGCCCAGCAGAAGTAATACCGATAAACCTGGTAACAACAACACCTACACGCCGAGAAAGAGGCAACAGCCGATTTATGCTACCAAGGCTAACAACTTTGGTGATGCTATTCGGATGTATGGACCGTTAGCTTTGTTTGGTGGTGGTTCACTGTGGGCTAATAAAGGTATAGAAGACCGCTGGGGCGGTCAACCTAGCGGTAACGGCGGAGGGAGCTGGTAAATATGGATATTCTAGGTAATTTAGGTAAGTTACTGTTTGGGACAGGTCGGCAGTATGACCGTGACACGGTCAATAAGCAGATAGACCAAGCTAATGCCCTAAATCAGCAGGCTAATGACTACTATGCCAAAAATATCGAGGGCGTCGATTGGGGCAGTCTTAGCCCCGAGGAGCAGGCTAGACGTTCAGCAATCATGAACTCTTACAACACTGCCCGAAGCCAGAACAAGAACGGACTGGACGCCCTGGGCAAGGCTTATGAGCAAGAAGAGAAAGATTGGCGGTACAAGCCTCTTGGTAACGGGATAATCGGCGGTATCATCAATCCGATGTATCAAGCTGGAACAGCGGCGGTCGACTTGATGGGCAATACCTACAAGCAGAACAATCGTGACCCCGTCTCAGATATTGGTGCTAGTGTCGAGAGCCTTATGAACATCATCCCGGGAGCGTCAGGCGTCAAAGCTTTAACCTCGGCAGGCAAGATTAGCCGAGGCGCACTGGTTAGAAACGCCCTCTCGGGTGCAGCGAGCAGTGTAGCCGGTGCCTATCGTGAAGGTGGTCAAAACACGAAGCTCAGCGATGCTTTGGGGCGTATACCCATGGGTGCAGCGATGGGCGCAGCTATGCCTATTGGTTTTGATAAGTTTGGCAGTCTAAAGAATAAGCTGACAGGCACTGATTGGCGTAAGTATTTGCCTAAGTCTACTATGGGCAAGGTAGCTTTAGGTGGCGGTGCTTTGTATGGTGGCAGTAAACTATTACCGTTATTTGGCGGTGGACAGAACCAGTATCAAGACCAATATCAAGATGATGAAGATGAATATGGAGGAGGCTACTACTAATGTTTAGTAACATTTTAAGCAAGCTATTTAGAAGCCAGGGCGATGATATTGCCCGTGGTGTTGCTAATACTGCCTCTAGGGGGTTAGCAAGTAGCCTAGCTAGAAACTATGGTGACGACTTAGCTAATGTAGCAGTAGCCAGTGCCTCTAGGGGCTTGGGCAAGAGTGCCTTATCTAATTTAGGGCGTGAGATAGCTGATGACACTGCTCAAAGCGTGGTCAAAAAAGGTGGTTTTCTGAACTCAGTGGCTGATTTGCTGGAGAAGAGCGGCGAGACGGCAATGAACACGGGTAGAAGCGTCACCAGAGCGGGTATGGCTAAAGTTGCCCCGGACGCTAAGCACAACATTGCTGAAGTGTTCAGACGGACAGGTATCTCAGACCCGGGGGCTCAGGCAGAGCTGGGACGGACATTAACGGGTACTGAAGACGCTATTCTGGACAAAGCAATCAACAGCACCAGGTCGGCTACTGACGTACTGGATATGACTCATTTTGACTTACCCACCCGTGAATACGAGGCGGTATTGAACAGCTTTCCGTCTAACTTGCGACCATTAATTGACCACTACACCCCCACACAGATGGAGAAGTTACTCAAGAGCGAGGGTAGTAGGCTGATGTATACAGCTAACAAGGCTGGCGATAAGACCTTGGGCGGACTGATGATGGATATGGGCGATAAGATTGCTACAGGTATTGATAACGCCGTAGAACAAGTTAGACCGGGTGCTACTCAAGAACTGTACGAGAACTCTATCAATGAGCTCAAAAGGCTTGCCGGTGAGGCTAGGTTACAGAACAACACACCTTTCATGAAGGCTTACGATAAGCTGGCTCAGGAACTGGAAGCCACCCCGGCGGCAGAGAGGACTATTGCTAACTTACGCTCATTTAAGCGTGACTTTGTCAACGGTGAAAAGCTGGAGCGATTATCTGACCAGGCTCAGGGCGGTGGTGCTTTACTGGGTAACTCAGGTGGCGGTCGTGGTATGGGCGGTATGCCTAAAGGGCTGACTAATTTACTGGATACCCTGGTCGGTACACCGGCTCAAGCGGCGACGGGCAAGCTTGGGTCAACTTTAGTGGGTGCTGCCGATAAACTCAGAGACGAGGGCGTACAGAAGGCTATCAAGCGAGGCGCAGTCGCAGTGGGCGGTATTGGAGCACTATCCATGCTAGGCGACCGGTTGGGCGGCAGACAGGCTAGAGGTAGTAGTATGCCCGGCGATGGCTCAGAGGCTGACGGAATGGGCTCAGCTCAGGGCGGTGTTACCGGTAACTCAAGAGATGTATCTAACGGGTTAGCTGCTGCTAATTCAGCGAACAATGACACTATTGCGGGCTACACCAGAGAAGATTTGGAGAACGCTTACGTCAAGGCGCTAACTGACGGTAATACTAACGCCGCTAAGTCTATCGGCGGTATTATCGACCTACTGAATAGCAGAACTAAAGCCGCCGCTAAAGCCTCAACCGCTAAAAGTAGTGCTACTGACGCTAAAACGGCAGCTAAACAGAACTCTGCCCGCACCCAGATGAGCAACTTGATGAAACTGTACCGACAAGCCGGTGGCGGTCATGGTATAGGTGGGCACTTAACTAACGCCCTCAATGCCATCACCGCTGACAGTGTCAACCCGGCGGCAGGAGCATACAACACTCAGCGTCAAGCATTAGCCGTAGCTTTAGCTAGAGCCAGTGGTGATAGCGGCACATTATCTGATATGGATATCAAGTCATACATGTCAATGGTGCCCGATATCGCCGATAATCCGGTGAAAGCTAGACTTAAGATACAGTCAATCTATAACATGCTGGGGCAATAACTAAAAATGGTCACAGTTTAGGCGAATATCTGTGGTATATTCACCCTATAAGATAAGTAAGGAGAAGAAATGGTATTTTCTGAACGAATTAAGACAATTACCTACAACGAGATATTGCCGTCGATTGTGGATACGGTCAATCAGAGCAACATCTTTACCGCCAGGGCGTTATCTAACCCTAAGCCGTGGCGAGGTACTACTGTCAATCAGCCTATCCAGATTGCTAACTCAACAACCGGTGGCTCATTTGACGGTATGGATGAGTTTGACACCTCAGCCACTAACAACGTGCGCAGTATGACTTGGTACGTCAAGGGTTATGAGCAGAGTATCGTTATCCCGGGTATCGAGCAGTCTGTCAACGAGACCGCCAATAAGGGAGCTGTACGCTTGCTTGGCTCAAAGATGGATGAGGCGGCGAACTCTCTGGCTGACGGTGTCGGCAACCTGTTATATGGTTATGGTAACGGCAAAGACTTTGATGGATTGGGGCTTATCGTCGACGACGGTACTGCCACCTCTTCTTATGCAGGTTTAAGCCGTGCTGAACTGCCGAACATTAACGGTCACGTCACCGCAGCGGCTGCCGGCAAGATGACTCTTGACCTTGTCTCTAAGGCGTTTGACGATGCTTCAGCGGCGGGCTCATCGCAAGAGTCACCTGACATCGCTTTCACCACCTCTCAGATTTGGAGTCTGTTTGAGAGCTTGTTGCACAAAAACAACAGCCTGCAGGCGTACTATGATGCTACAGCCATTACCGGCTACAACCGTGTAAATGGTAAGACCCCACGTGGCACTAGCGTACCTGCTCAATCTCTGAAAGGTGCTTGGGGCGTCGACGCTATCAGCTACCGTGGCAAGCCTGTAGTGGCTGATGACAAGTGCCCGAACGGTCGGTTCTACTGGATTAACGAGCACTACCTGGAGTACCGCAATCTAAAGGGTCAAGACCTGAACAACTACAACAACAAGAACAACATAACTGAGGGTACATATTCAGACATTAAAGACCAAGTACCGTCGTTCTTGCAGATGCGCGACTTCATGCAGCCTATCAACCAGTACGGTAAGATTGGTTGGTTGGTAATGCTTGGTAACCTAATTCACCGACAGCCACGACGCAACAGCGTGATTACGGGTATCAAGTCAATAGCCTAGGGCGTCCAGCTACAACCAAAAAGCCACCTCTTATGGGGTGGTTTTTTATTGTTCTTGCCACTTGGTAGGTGAGTGTGTATCAGCGTTACGCCAGTGCTGAGGCTTGGTGGCTACACCTTGCCACTTGGTAGGTGAGTGTGTATCAGCGTTACGCCAGTGCTGAGGCGACATTGGGCGGGGTGGGCGTCTTAAAACAGACTTGCCCTTCAGAGACGCTGTATACACGCCATATATCCTAGATGCACCCTTTATCGCAATAGTCGCTTCACCAGCAACGACGGCACTTCCAAGCAGTATGAGAGTGGGCTGGATATGTATTCTAGCCCCGCCCTTGATAAATGCCTGCTTAACATAGACGCTGACAACCGACTTACCGCTAATCTGCTTGGTCTGGTACTTGTTTATTCTAGCCTTACCCTTAAGCTGAATATCTTTGTTTACGCCGGTAACAATCTTAGACTTGCCGACAATCGATGCGGTGACCGGTTTAAGAATATCTGCCCTACCGGATAGCTGGGTAGACATGTTCTTATTTATGACCGCCTTACCTCTGATTACATCAACATTAGCCCGTTCTATCCTAGCTGAGCCCTGGATGACAATGGCGTTTTGTGCCCTAGGTGCACTAGCACCGCCTATAGCGAACGAATACTGGGTATAAGTTACGCCCACTTCACCCGGTCTACCGGTGTAATTGACTAAGCCTATCTCGCCACTATTATCACCGAACTTGCGCACAGCATCTATCTGCCAGCTAGCCGGTTCAGCCTCGCCGTCACGCCATATCTTAGCGTACTGACGATTATTGTCTGACCTAAATCTGACCCAATAAGGTGTGCTTAATAACCAATTATACCAGTGATAAGCTATCCCCTCATTACGGGTGTCGTCAGTTAGAAACAGCGACAATCGGTTATAGCTAGGGATATAGCCTAGCGTCAAGCCTTGTGAGGCTGACCTTGAATAGCGATGCCCTAAGATACCATAACTACCCACATTTTGATTGCTTGTCCAGACGATAACCCTGGTGAGTGACTCAACAACCGATGCGCCGGGCTCATATTGCCGACAGCGAATAAAGACTTGCCCTTTATTATCTGCCTTAATCCAGATACAACCATTTTGGTCAGGTGTAAAAGCGATATAATTGCCTGGGTTTTGGTCGACTATCCAGTTAGGGTTATCTCTAGGGATATTGCCGGGTGGCTCATTAGAAAAATCAGTAAAATATTCATTCATCTTATTACTATCTTACCAGTAAACAAAAAAGACGCCCCGGGTGAGGTGAGGCGTCTTCACAATATGCATCGTAAGAGTGGGATAAACTAGCCAAAAAGACCACTCTCACGACAGGTAATGACCCGCAAGCGGGAAAAGATTAAGAGAAAACCCGCTTATGGGAAAGATTGTGTGTGGTGAAAGTACAAAGCATACTAGTAAAATCAACCAAAAACCTAATATGCTACACCAATATAGTACCAAGACAGCTATCTAACTACAAGCTATTTTGTAATTATTACACCGTCTAGATAACTAGTCGTAGTAGTTCGATATTCACTCATTCTTTTGCTCTCCCCTCATAACTTCTAAATATGGCGCATCAGGTACGACAATTACGTATGACACGTTGTTGTATCTGTAACCGATTGTGTGGCTCTTGACTATCGGTCTTGAGCCGTCTTCCATCTTCTGCTCCATAGTGCGGTAGTAGATTAGATCGGCAGGCTTGCTGTTAATGTCATAAATAAATTGTTCATCACCTGCTAGCTTGAGTGGCATATTGTTGACATAAAAGATACGGGCTTCCAAGTCTAACAAAACAGCTTGGCTATCATCGATAGTGTCTTGCAAGACAAAGGCTACAACCGGTATCTCTTGTCTCTTCTCTTCTACATCTCTAAAAGCAGACGGATTGTGTTCTTTGGTGGGGTCATATTTAGAGTATCGGTCGTCATCCGGCTGAGTAATCCGTACACCATCGCTAAAAATAGCTTGCCACCTGTATCGCTGTCCGTCCGTCATATCTAGTTCTCGTTCCACCTGAAGGCTAATGTTAGTTCCGGTGTATCACCGGGCTGAGCACTGCCTGTGGTCTGTAGCTGAGTAACCATGTACTGGGTATAGCCAGCCATTGTTAGCCTGTCTCCTACAGCTGTCCCTTCCGGTCCTGCCGGTGAAAACTTGACCGGTTCACCGTTACCTAGAGATACGGGATTGCTTAAGTCTTTAGCTCCTGCTAAAGCTTCTCTGGTCGGTGTGGTGTAGGTGCTGGTGACTAGTCCTACCAGTTTAGTGTTGGGGCTAACTGAGCCACCTGCGTGAGCAAACTTGCCCATAGATAGCTGGTTGAACGTACCCGTAAACTTAACAAAGGTGTACTTTGGATAGCTATTAGTGCCCGCTAGGATAGTAGCGTTAGCGGGTGACGTTGTAGTATCGTCAACCGACTTCCAGTTGACGTTATTAGTGTTGTTGCGGGTAGCACCTTTAGCCGGGCTTCCCGTGGCAGTTCCGTTATCTTCTTGCCATTGTGCGATTGCTGTCATACCTTAAGCTTATCATATAATAGCGTCGCCGTGCGTGCCTGCTTGATAGAGGCGTTAGGATTGACTATTACCACCTTAGCGTCCAGCTTGCCTAAGCTGTTTAACCCACCAAAGCCGATGAACAGCTTATTGTACATAATTCGATAGAGTAACTCGGCCGACCGCATCTTGTGTTCAGTCATAATAAAATGACCGCCGATAAGGGATATATAAGCATCTCCATCGGGGTCAAAGTTGACGGTGAGCATATCGGTATTGTCTTTGTCGTACAGCTTGAACCAGATAAGGTAATGTGAACGTCTGGTGAACTCGTGAGGGTCACCGTGTAAATACCAGACTAATCGGTTTAGTGCCTCCTCATGGTTACCGCCCTGCTCAATGGCGTGACCATCTCTGAACAGGGCAGTCCAAACAAAAGGGGCTTTAGGCGTTATTGTCCATCTTGTTCTTTTCATAGTTCTTTGAGCTGATACCCAAGATAGTACCTAAACAGGTGATGACCGCCCCTGCGATGATAGTGACCACTTCAGTGCCAGGTAGCCCTAACGCTACAGCAATGGTGGTGTAGCAGGTTAGTAAGGCAGGCAAAATCACCTGTACCGCTAACTTTAATCGGTCATAGGTCTTATTATTTAGTTCTAAGTTGTTCATAGTTCCTCCTTAATAACATTCTCCATAAATCTCACCGGTTGATAGATTGCGTCTGGCGATATAGCACCTCATGCCTGAGTTACCTCTGTAACTAATCCAGCGATAACCGTTGATATCGATATAGCCTTCATAGTTGACTGTCTCGCCAGGTGCTAACGTGCCTACGACAGCACCAGCCCCGACAGACGGCTCTCGGCGGATATTCATCGTATCGGTAGCTTTGTAGGTGGCGTGCTGTTCTACTAGCGTATGTGCACCTGACGGTTTAGCCTCATCAGGATTGACCTTGCCTAAATCCGGTAGCAGATAAACACCGCCAAAGATTGAGACATGAGCAAACCAGCCATGAACGTCCGATACCAGCCATCTATCGTCACCGTCTACCGCCTCGCCATGCACATAGCCCTTCATCTTGACCCAGGTATTAGCGGGGTAGGTAGCCATTATCTCACCGGTTAGAGCCGGCTTATTGCGCCAATTGCCGTCATAGTCGTGATATAGCCACATGCCAGGATTGAGGGCTTGGCTAGCCAGCCTTGGTACTGGCACTTTTGACTGCTCCGGTGTGGTGAAAGTACCGCCGTTTATGATAGCGTTAGCCTTATCTACCACGTATTGCCCCCTTGGTGTGCTCTTGAGCACGCCCGGGCAAACTGTCGGGGAAAAGTCACTGTGATAGAAGACATTCTCGCCTATCTTCAGCCCGCCCCAGCCCAGGTATTTAGCGATATTAGCTACCAGCTCTGCTCCAGTGTCTAAAGTCTCTCGGGCAATATCCCAACCTGGTGCGCCCGTAGAGTTGACAAACTCGATACTGATTGAACGCTTGTTCTGTTCCCAATTACCTACCGCCCAAGCCGTGTTCTGTGGCTCGACATATTGACAGACTTGCCCCGGTGACACGCCATAGTGAGTACTGGTGGCAATGTTCCTATTCTGAAAAGTAGCCCCGATACCGGCAAAGCTGGTTGTGGCGGCGTGATGCAAAACAATCTTATCTACAAGTAGCCCGTCCCTGCCAATAGTGTGGTTAGGTGATAGCCACTTCTGTTCAGAGTATGACATCTACTCCCCCTTACCCATAGCTTCCAGCTCTTCGGGGTCTACGGGGATAGCCACCTCTAATTCTCCTGGTCTAATGTCCATTATTTTATCTCCCTCTCCTTGACTACTGTCATGGTCTTAGTTACTTGTGCCTTAAGCTCATCCAGCTGGCTTTGATAGTGATTAGTGATAGATATCAGCACTACTGTCACAAAGCCCGCCCCGACAATCTTGATTAGTGAGTTTTCCAGTACTTGCGATAGTTTCCCGACTAGTGAGTTATCTTTAACGGCCAATCTGGTCTCTATCTGAGTGACTGAGGCTTGTATATGGTCTAGGCTCTGAGCGTGTTCCCCAAGTTCTTTAGACAGGTCACGCTCAAAGGTGTCTAGACGTCCTCTAAGTTCTCCAATCTGCCGACTAACTTCATCCATACCCTCATTTTAGCAACTACTTGTTGTTTTTGGGCGGTCTACCGACAGGCTTCTTGAAGTTTATCTCTTTGACGGGCTTAGGCTCATCTTCATCAGCAAAACCCAGGGTATCGATATCGTCAGCGATATTCTCACGCATCTGCGCTAAATCCTCGGTCTTAACCTCGACGGGGGCTGGTTGGTGCTTGTTGTCTATCATATCGATTAGCTCTGCCACGTCGACCTCGCCCTTGTAGACACGTGGGATAAACTCACGCATAAACTCGGGGTTATTGAACATGATAACCACGTCACCCTCTATCTGTACGTAACGCTTGTACATTCGCTCGATAGCCACATAAGCCTCTCCGCCCGTCACTGCGGTACTCTCGCCAGGCTTGAGTATCTTCTTATCCTGCACGCCGTGATAAACACGCTTGCCTGCACCTGATGTCTGCTCCGACTTAGGTTGCTTGGCAGGATTAGCGTATGCCCACCCCATAGAATACTTGAACGGGTTGGTTAGCTTAACATAATCGCTCGGTTCAAACATACCTCGCAAAATCTCACGCATCGATTGAGATGAGACTACTTCAGTCCCCCTAGTGCTTGAGTCAAGGTCTTGAGTCAGCGTATCTTCTAAATTGTCACTCTGGTCTGCATTGCTAGTGTTTTCTGCCATATCCCTCCTTTATTCAAAATCATCCAGATAGTAATCTATTATGTCGCTCGGCATTGTCCCTGGTGGAAAAGTGTGCCTCTGTTCAGGCATAGCTTTGCCCTTTGCTCCACCGTTGATATTAGTTGACTTAGCCTTACGCATCTTGTCTGTCGGGGTGGTAGTCGGCTTAGGCTTCAGCGCATCGGGGTGCTGAGCCTTGTATAGATAGGCTGCGGTCTCGATAGAGATATTCTCACCTTGACGATGATGCTGTTCCCATGAGCCAAGTACGTTGTTTACATAAGCCAGCTCTGCCGACCCTTCATACTCTTTACTGCCACGCTCGCCAGGTATTTTAGGTAAAATACCACTAGCCTGTAGCTTCTCGACACCCTGTACTATCGTCTGAGCCTCACGTTGCCGTTCCAGCTCTCGATTGTAGTCTTCGACAGCTTTAGTCACCTGAGCATTGAGTTGTTCCGCTCGATAAACTTGAGCCGGTAGCTCCTTAGAATAGAATTGCGTCTTTTCCGCCTCGTCAGCCCATTCAAAGTCAGGTGGTATCTGTTCATCAGACTTGACCCTAAGAATACCGTCCTTGCCCCTAATGGTCAGATAGGGCAACTGGTTATAGATATACTTGCCCTCTTCGGTCATCCTTGACCACACGGCGTCAGGTAACTCTCTTGGTTGACTAAAGCGGGGGTCTTCGGGCTGAGGCTGGTCTTGCCTCTTAGTGGCTACCATACCCCGTCGTTCAAGTTCAGCTCGCAACATCTCGTCACTGATTGACTGAGGCTGTTCCGGCTTTTTCGGGGCTTCTGGTTCTTGTTTTTTCTGAGGCTGTTCAGGCTCGGGTTGCTCCTCCTTCTGTTCGCCTTCACCCTCTTGCTCATCCTCCTGCTCTTGGTCAGGTTGCTCTTGGTCAGCCTCGTCATTCTGAGACTCTTCCTGATTAGCTTCAGACTGAGGCTCGTCCTGGTTGGCATCTGATTGCTCCCCGTCCTGAGGCTCTTGCTCTGGCTGCTCTGGTTGATTATCTTGCCCAGTATCGGGCTGTTCGGATTGCTCATCATTAGCCAAAGCATTCTCTAAGATATCGGCGATATCGCTCATCTATCTCCTTTCTTATTACAATTTTAGTCTATCTTAAAATGTTGTTTATGTCACTATGCGTTATCTGAGCCATTTTGACCACTGAACAAACTGGATAAGACGCCCGCTCCGCCTAGTCCAAGTACGTATGGATTGACAAGCCGTCGCCCTCTTTTAGCCATGTTACCAAGATAAGATTGGATACCTTCATCAACGCTGTAGGGCTGGATATTCTTGACACCTAACTTACCTAGATTATCCATAACCTCGCCAGAGACGTCGTCTGGCACTAAAGCTCCATAGAAGTTACTACCTGGCTCGATACGTCTGAGCTTAGCCTCAAAGTATGGTACGGGGATATTCTTCAGGGCGGTGCGCAAATCGTCAACCTGCGGTCTGACGCTTTTGGCAACAGGTAGATTGCCCGCCAGCATTTCAGACAAAGCATAACTTGGGGCGTAATCGCTCGGTATATCTTTCTTGCCAAGCATGTCTCTTATGCGTTCAAACTCGTCACGTATGGCGTCATAAGACGGATTGGATAGTTCATGACTCATCAGCCGATTAGCTTGTTTATAAAGCGGGGTAGTTGACTTGAACTGTTGGTTGTGATTGATAACCATGTCGTTATATGGTTCGTTATACCCTACTCGATTGACGACTGAGCCATGGCTCATAAACTTATCAATATTTTCGGGCGTGTACGGTTTAGCCACCCATTTACCGCTGCGGGTTTTAGTGTCAAAGACTCGTTCACCCTTAAGCCTATCCACCATATCATTGATGAACGCTTGGTAATCATCGCTATTAGCCAAGTCAGGAGTATAAATCATCTCCGGGTCTTTTTTAATGGTTCGATAAAGGGTAAACAGTCCGTTTCTTGGGTCGTCCAAGCCGATGTTGTTGGTAGCAAACCCCGCATCGTCCACCCCGTTATCTCTGAGCACCTTAGCTAAAGCCTTCTCGTTGACAGTTGTTTTAGCTGTAGGCACCGTCGGTGACCAGATATCCCGGTCAGCAATAACAGACTTACCTGCGGTCGGTGATAATTGATTGCGGTTAGCCAGCATGACAATATCGCCATAGTCAGGATACAATGTGCCACCACCTCGTCCTGGTGCGGTGACAGCTAAAGACGGGTGCATGAACCCACCCATCTCGGTTGCCTGGGCTAGCTTTTCGGGCGATATCTGGTGGGTAGCTATCAGGTTACTGGCAGAGTCAAGCCCCTCATCCAAATGGTTCTTAATGCCGTTAGTAGCAATCCTAATAGCATCATCACCATAATTCTGCGCTACCTTTTCGGCAATATCATCGCCACGCCCTTTGAGCAATCTCTTAAATAAACTGCTTAAAACGCTCATTCTAGCCTCCTAACAATCCACCTAGCGTACTAATGGCATCTTGAGGTATACCTGCGTCCTGGATAGACACAGGGGCTTCCTGGTTAGGTACGTTAGGCATATTCTGGATAGGTGGTTGCTCGGGCTGAGCTTGGTCAGGTGGCATCGGCGGTTGGGGTTGTTGTTGAGCCATCATCTCTGGCGGTATTTCAGGTGGCTCTGGGGTAATCGGTATGTTCGGGTCTACCAGCAAGCCAGCTTGGTCAGCCTGCTCCAGTCTCACTCGGTTACCTAGGTCAATTACACAGCCCTGGATGTAGTCAAGCAGTCTCTTCTGTCGGTCAGGTTTAGCATACAAGAATTGGTCAGTCATCAGCAACTTACGCATAGCCAAGATGTAGCCAGGCTCAATATCTTGACGTGGCTCGGCGTTATTACCGCCCATAATGGTGGCAAAGTCGATATAAGCTTCACGGTTATCCACCTCGGTCTTGACGTCGCTAACCAGGCTGGTCGGGTCTACCTTAAACTTAACTAAAGCTTCGTAACGTTTATCGGCATCATGTAGCGATAGGTCTTTGAACAGATTGTACGGGTCAATTAGCCCCATCTTAGCCATCGCCATAGCTACGTTTTCTCGTCTCTCACGGTCTACCTTGAGTAGTGAACCATGAGAGATAGAGACAGAGGCAATATCGGGCATAGTGGCTCTGGATAATTCGGTGTAGACAAACTTGCCGTCAGTGTCTCTAGTAGCAAACGGGTGCTTTTCGTCATAGTAAACTTTCATCATCTGAACCAGTAACTTAAAGTAGCCGTCCAGGCTCATCTCGATAGCACGTACAATCTCATCCTGTCTACCGCTAGCTTGAGACTTAATCATCTGAGCTTCACCCAAAGTGTTGACGTTATCGTTGTCGTTACTACCCCTGAACTGGCTTGGTGCGCCTAAAATATCGTGGATAGCATTCTTGATATCCTGTTTATCGTTTATAACGTAATTAGGCAGTAGATGTGGTTCTATCTCACCAAAGGCACTGCTAACAGGCTGTTCAGGTGCTGTTTCTAGCAATATCTTCTGGTTAGGGTCACGGGTGATATTTTCTGCTGTCTCCTGCTTGATTGCTCCAGCCTTAAATACCAGGATAGAGTTAGCTGTATCGGCATTTTCGACAATCTGTCGCCCCCGCTTGTTCAAAACGTCTTGTAACGGTATAACCTGCTCAAGTGGGGTAGTCTGGTCAATCAGTGATGAGCCGTCATTGATATAGTTAAAGAAGATATACGGCTTGGTCGGTCTATCTAAGAAGTTATTGACAGCCACGCCTTCGCCGTCATAGAGGTAATTCGGGTTTTTCATCTTGTCAAAGACGACGTCCTTATAATACCAAGCTACACACTCCTGCTCGCCGTAATCAGCCGTATCGTCAGTGAACCATATCTCGTTGTAGGCTATCATCTCGTTAAGTAGCTTTTGACTCCATCGCTCTCTACCTAAAGCTTTGAGTAGTGCATCCTTCTTATCAGGGAATTGCTTCACCAGTTCGCCCACGCTCTTCAGACACACCTCACATATAAACCGTGGCTCTTCACCTAAGAGACAGTTTTTATCCAAAATCACTCTGGCAGGGTTAACAGCGACAGGCTTGATATCGTTCGACTTTTCATCCCACATTAGCTTAATAATACCGACTCGCTTAAGATACATGTTCTTGACGGCAGACTTTATCTTTTCAGCCAGCTTGTGACGTTCAGTATGAATATTGATAGCCCGCTCCAAATCTTCAGCCATGACCATTGACTGAGTTTTGTCATTATCAGGTACTACCTCACATGACGGCTCTGAGGCTGTAACGTAAGCCATGATAGCCTGTACGTCGGTAAAGATGATGTTCTCCTGATACGGCACTTGATGAGGATAAAGCAACGTCTTGTCTATCTGCTTACCCAGAAAATATCGCTCGTTCTGATTGCGTACGTTCTCTAAGTTATAGCCGTCCGTATAATTCCAGTAATCATTACTGTCATCAATCCAGCGTCTAAAGTTAGAGATGAGCTGCCTATCGTCTATATCCAGTTTTAAGACAGCCTGTTCATCTACGACGTCTGTCTGGTCGGTAATGACGTCTACTGATGGGTCGTGAAAGAGTGGTTGCTGATTGTCGTTCATATTATGGCTATCATAGCACGCTATAGCCATTCCACCACTGTCTAAATAGTGCGCCAGTCACGTTTTGGCTGATTAGCCTCTTTGACCAGGCGTCCAATATCTAGTCCCACGTCTTTGTACACGTTATGTAATCCTGCGACAAACGACGGCGTCACCTTCTTGATTATCTGGCTACGATTAACTAATGAGCCTCGCACTCGGTCAGCCGTCAGCAGCGTGTAGAATAGGGCGTCTAGGGCATGGTCAACGTTGTCTTTGTCCAGCTCTTCACCGCCCGTCTCTTTAGCATAAACTATTGTCGGTAGCGTTTTTATCAGATAGTTACAGGTGCGGTGAAAAAGCAATGACGGCTCGTTATCTAGGGCGTTAGCAAACATGTTATGCAATGTATCGATAGCACTAATCTTCTTATCTCTCATCATTTTGTCGGCTCGCACATAGATAGGTCTAATGTCGGGCGGTAATAAATCGGTCTGCTCTTTGAACGCTTCAGCAATAGTCTTGTCAGCCCCGCCCGAGTGAGCATAGGCGTCATGGGGCATAGCAAAGACATCGACAGGGTCTTTCTCTTGGATGCGGGCAAACTCTTTAGCCCACCACTCCGAGCCATGATGATTGCCATGCTTTTCTCTAAAGATGAACGCTCGTTCTTTGCCGTCGCCTATTTTGTCAAACATCGCCCATAGTAGTACACATTCATCGTTGTAGCCCCAATCCATACCGCATATCTTCCACGACGACTTGTATTGTTTTTGAGTTATACCAAACTCAGCAAACTTATCAAATACATGCCTTTCAGTGCTAAAGTCGTCAAAAACTGCGCCGAATTGAACGTCCCATGACCCATTACGCCAAGCCTCATACAGTTCAGGGTTAGTCTGTTTTAGTCCCTCTAGTTGTCTAACGTATTCAGGATCAGCTTTCATCAAGATAGGATTGCTGTCAATGGTGGCTGGTATATACGCTCGCCATAAGCCAGTATGCTTGTCAATAACCACCTGCCAATGAGTTTCATGCTCTTTGCCTTCATAGTCATACCATTTATAGGTGTTGTGAACTACATCGCACAGGTCAGTATCGGGTGTAACAAAACGTTCTTTGACCCATGCCATACCCACACCACCAGGATTAGTGGTGCTGAACACTTGAGGATACAAGTCATGATATTTACTTCTAGCTGAACTGATAAGCCTAAGATACATGTCCTCATAAGGTATCTGAGTCAACTCTTCGATATTGATACGGCAATACTCGTGTCCCTGATATTTAGTATAACTATCCTCATCGTTCAGGTGACCACCGAGCAATCTGCCTCTACCGTTACCAGTGAATAGTAGAGGCTTGTGAGTTGTCTTAATTCCCAAAAATTGATACGCTTCTTTAGCTCGCCACTCAAAATCAGTTAAATCATCAGCATTTCGTCTAATGACTAATTGCTTAGCTCTTTTATTAGCCAACCTAACGCCAAGCAGTGCTATTGACAGATCGGTTTTGCCACCGCCTCTTGCACCTCCGTACAAAATCTCACGAAAACGCCTATCACTAGCTACGGCTGAGGCTAGCGTCTGAGGTCCCGGCATCGGTACCCAATACCCAGATGAACGTAATTTATTAGCTTTGTTGTTTCCCAGCGTCTTCAGACTGCTTGACGTCACCTTGCTCAATCTGCCGTCCTTTTTCATCAATAAAATCTTGACCCGACACGGGCAATATAAAGCCTCTGACGCTAGTCATCTTAGCGTCAATGTCAACGTTAATTCTGCCATTTAGACTGTTTTCAGACTTTTTGCCATAAATAAAATCGTAAAGTTTCAATAATCTGTCACTAGAGACTTTTATCTTCTCACCAGGCGCATTTCTAACGAAAATCTCTTTCAAAACGGCAATATCTAAAACGTCGCCAACTCTAGGAGTGCCGTCAAACTCATCGTTGTCCAATCGTCTGAACAGGTCTTTTAACTGTTCATAGCTAACGTCGTTTAATAATATCTCTAATCGTCCACGTGGCGTGCGCTCTTTTTTCCAAGTGCCGTTCGCCCGTTTACCGACGCCGATTGCAAAACCGTTTTTTCCGTCCGCTCTTTTACTCATAGACTAATTATAACTCATAACGTCAACCTGATGATGTTATTACAATGATGAATGATAAAACAAAAGACCCACACCTCAGGCACAAGACCTTTTGATGTGGGCTTCCAACCGTGACTACCGCTAGCTAATGCATTCACGATTGTATGTAGCTAGTCTACCATACTTGCATATCATGTCAATGGGTGACAATCATCAATATCATTATTATCACCCAACCGACAACCAATATAACGTTAGCTATGCTGTCCCATAAATCTTTCTTCATGACCTTAACCCCAATAAATCAGCCAAATCATATTTCCAGCCCTTTATACGTCCTAGCCGTCGACGTTGTCTAGCCAATCTGGCTCGTCTGGCACTTCCAGGTACATCTCTAAACCAACGCATAGTACTATTCTTGCCGCCTTTTGAACCAATTCGCTTATAGTAGTCTGCGCCGTACTTGGCTATATTCTTATCTCTAGTCTTATACCCTCCCTCAATTTTGGATAACTTACTTTTATGGGTGGTGTATCTTCTACTCACATCAAAAGCCCTCCTCGTCTACCCGCTCCTTGTTAGTCATTCTCTTGCCTAGATAATTATCAATTATCTCTTTAGCCTCGTCAAATCCTACGGCAAAAGTAGCTTCATAGCCCTCGCTCCTAAGCTTCATTAGCGTCTCTGCCTGCTCGGCTATATGAGAATTAGCCCAAGTACCATCTTTCTTCTTTAATTTAGTGCCCTCCTTCTTCAATTCGATAAATAGCCCACCCTTGCCGTTCATCATCTTGGCAATGAACATGTCAGGGTAGGCTCGGCGTCCACCATTCTGCTTACGTTGCACATTAGCCTGATACCTGGTTAGTCTTACTCCTGAGCCATAATCAGAGTGAAAGATGACGTCAGGGTATTGCAATCTAAGGTAATAAGCTACCTGCACTTGTAAATCAGCCTCGGTCATCACGTAAAGTTATCCGTTATTTATCCGTTATTTATCCGTTTCATCTTGGCTACGGCGGTGATTAGCCAGATAGTTCTTGTAGCACCCTCTATTACAAAACGTTTTGCCGTTAGAAAATATAACGCTATTCTTGACGACTTCACGCTCAGTGTCTAGTGCCACTTTTACAGATGAACATTCCCAATAATTCATCACATCGCCACAGTAGTCACATACCAGGCGGTACCATTTCTGCACCATCAGGGCTTCTCCTTCTTCCTCTCCTCATTTATCTTGACACATTTACTCATTACTTCTAAATACTCGCTTGGCTTATCCATAATCCGACCGTATACGCCAGTCCTCAGCATTATCCTAACTAATACGTCACCTAGCTTATTTATCGTCTTGGTGTGACCGACGGCAAATGACTTATAAACTTCATTGGATATGTCTAGATACGCTCCACCGGCATTATCTAAATCCCTAGGGTCTAACCCGGCGTCAATAATGACGTGAGCCATTCTGGCGTATATCTTAAGCATTCTGGCGTTATCTAGCCAAATGAGCACCTCACCCACTAGGTTCTTAGCTTGTTCGTTTAGGTTCGGCATTCTTCTCTAGCTCCTTATGATATCGGTTCAAATCAGTAACATCATCACGTACTCTGTCGATTGACCGCTTTAATATGTCGATAGTTCTATATAGCCTTGCCACATCGATACAATCTCCTGACTCCTTGACTATGTCTTCTATCGTATCGGCGCATGTATGTAGAAAGTCCACCTCTTCGTTTAGGTTGAGACGTATCTTGTGCGCAGTCTCGTCACACATTCTAAAAATCTCCTTCCGCTACTTGTAAGCATTTTAATCCTAATTGACGCCACATGTCGACTACCTTGTTTCGGTCGTCTAAGACAAATCTGACGTTATAGTTTCTTCTGATATGCTCGTTAAATATCTCCTCTTTGACTACCTCATCTGGTCGATTATCTCCCTCCTTTCGCATAATCAACTTGGTGTAACAGATACCGTTCTTGGCTAGCCAGTCTTGAGTCTCCTTGTGACAGCTTGCGTCCCTGCCTGATACCAGAATTACACTGACGCTTCTAAACAAGATGCTGGTGAGCCAAGCAATGGGTATATCTACCATGTCATTGCCTACCTTACTCCAGTCATACGGCGACCTGTCGTGCATGTGCGCCAAAGTTCCATCGATATCACAAACGATAGCGGGCTGTAGCATCGGGTCTGGCGTGTATTTAGCGGGTGCTGGCTTAAGGTACTGGTTGTACATTTTTCGTATCACCGTTTCACCGACGCCATTAGGGCGGGCATTGTCACGCTTAATGCATTCCTCCAGAGGTGTATCAAACTCTTTTATCTCAAAGTCGGCGTTATGGCTTTTAGCTAGTCCCTTAAAATATCGCTCGTGAGTCGGGTTCAGATTAGTATCATCCACTACCACGTTCTTCTTTTGGTCTAGCGAAAATTCGACAAGCCATCGCTCACATGCAATTATCTTCTTTTCACGCCCGCTCGACCACTTGCCACCATTTAGCATGTTACGTAAATCGTCTTTATTCACCCGCACCCAGTTACCGTCATTTTTGACAAGCTCCTTGGCAAAAGTGGTTTTACCTGAGGCTGGCAGTCCTTTCAGTAGTAAGAGTTTCATTTCACTCCTCCTTTCGGCTTAATCGCTTGCCACATCATCTGAGAGACGTCTTTACCTGAACGATAGGCTAAAACGTACGTCTTATGGTTTCTAACAAATGGGTTCGGGCAGGTCGCCACCTCCTTATTAGTCATGTCCCTACAATAGAGGATAGCCACGCTCACATCAGCTGCTAAGTCATCATACTTTCCCTTCAGGCTATTTTCCGTCCTATCCAGCCAGTTAATGAACTCTTCGGGCATATTGAGGCGGTCGGTTTTACGCCCGCTCGACAAGTCTTCCCAAACACGCTTGGTAGTGTAGTTGGTGCCGACACGATGCAACCTAATATATTCGTTGGTCTTGTATTTCAGTCGGTAATTGCCAAAATTGACCACCACACCCTCGTGCAAGTCTTTACCGTTGTTTAGACGATTGACGTCTATCAGCACGTCAGACGTATACGTATTTGGCTTTGAAAACGGTGTCTCATCGTCTTTGAGTTTCAGCTCCGCCCCTGACTCATTATCAATGACACACAGCAACACCAGTTTAGTGTCCTTATAATCAATTACAATTCGGTTCCGAGGTGACACTAATTCAAAAACGTATGTCAAGCCTGGCGTAAACTTGAATAGCCTGTATTTATCGCTATTTAGTATCTGCTCCGCCATCTTGGCTTGGTCACTCTGAAAACTGCCTTTAGAGGTAATTACCAAACCGTATTCAGGGTCGTTAGTCACTTTAATCAGTGAGCCATCCAGCTTTTCTGTAATTTCGGGTACAGCCCATAATTGTCTATGCGTCTGAATAACATTTATGCCATCAGGCTCATCGTGATTGAAAAACTTAGGCAAGCACCGTTGGATAAGTCTGCCTTTATCGTCATAGACGATGCCTCTGGCGTTCAGGGTGACATAGTTCCACAGTCGTTCTTTCTGAGTGAACATCGTGTAAACGTAAATATTCAGCCCACGCTCTTTATCTGTACGTCTGTCGACCAGTCCTATCTTCTTGTAACGGTCAAGCACGTTTTTAGTTGGTATCTCATACATGATTATTTAGTGTCCTTCTCATCATCAAGTTGCTCGTCTAAGAGTTCCGACATCTGCTTAAAACGCTTAGATATCACCCTCGCGGTTTCGGTTAAGTCGTCAAAGTACTTGGTTAGCTCGCCATAAGCATCTGCTATCTGGGCTCTATCTCCACGAGCGATGGTTTCTCTAAGCTTGTCAATTGCTATATGGCAGTAATCCTCGTCTTCGCGGTAGACAGGCATTATGTCCGCATAAATGGTCTTGTATTTATTCTTGGTCATCGTGCCGTACTCCTAAAGCTCTCTTTTAGCTTCTTAATCGTCGTTGGCTCACCAGCGTTATAACACTGATGATTGACCGACCATTTACCACCCAGACTCTCACACTGGGCTTGGTCTTCATCGGGCAGGATAGCACCGTGAATAACAGTCCTTCCAACACACGCTACAAGCGCAACAATGCACGCAACCATGATCAGATAGATAGCTAGTGCCCACACAAAATCACTCAAGCTATAAAGCTTTCCATTGTATTTAATCATTACTCCTTCTCTCCTTTCTTCTTACTTAAATCTTTACACTGGGCGCAACAACCGTCCATCTTCTTTTGTCTCTCTCTTAGCGCATCGTCGGTTAAGAAGAAGGCACGGGCAACTAACCCATAAATGAGTGCCAATGCAAGTACAACCATACAGGCATTGCCCATAAACTCCACTAAGTCAAAGTGTCGTTTAGTCTTGGTCATCACCCCCCTCCTCGTCTAATACATTCCGTCGCAAGTAACCGATTATCTGTTTACCGCCGTTCTCATAGTAATCGTCCTTCTTGAGCAGTTTCTTTATATCGCTAAGAGAATAGCTTATGTTACAAAAGCCGTCACACGGCCCGCTGCACGAGCAATGGTTTAAGCCATCGATGTGCCATCTATGATGAGAGTCCCGGTAAACGATAGCACCATCGCCATCGTAGCCATAATTTTTATACCAATAAATGACCTCTGCCACGGCAACACCAAGCGGTGCGTCCTTTTGCAATTTTTCCAAATCCCAGTCGTGCAATTCATCGTCGCTAAGGCTGACTACTTTAGCTTCTTCCAACTTCTTACAGTCCGCCATCACTCCTCCTCTCCAGACTTTTCTTTTACGCCTAAATAGACCAGCCAATCGTCTTTGTGCTCTTTAATGCTCTTATCGGCTAATTGCCTGTCGTCAAAATATAGTCTCTTATCACCGACAGTATTCTCGCCGACATAGGCGTTTCCAATTACTAAATCACCACGGTCTATAGCATAATAGACGCTGTAGTAACTTTGCGAAGAGTCAACGTCTATCGTATTGATGAATCTCGCTCCACTATTAATCAGGTTCTGACGGGCTTTGAGCCAATCGCACATGCTATTGGCTTCTTGCGCCGTCTTAAAGCAATTACCAAGTGAGAGCTTAGCTTTATCAACCTCGCTTACAGTAGAATTGAATACGTCATGTAAAACATCACCACACTCGTCTATGTAGCAAAACACGTCGCCATCTTTTGGCTTCCAATAACCACCATCATCAACCTCACCTAACAGGTCTGTCGGTATTTTAGCCAGCACTAGCTTGTCGTCATCGTTGACGAGCTGATACAAATTACCGTAACTGCTTGCAGTGAACTTCTCGCCAGCCTTAAAGGACGACCAATCTTCCTTTAATTTATAAATAGTCATCCT